CTCATCAGTCGTATTGCTACTGATCCTATTGATTCATTACCTGAGTGGGAAGTAGCAGAAGAACCATGGCAATTCTTAGCAAGTTGTGATGAGTATTATCATTGCGTCATTGCTGCTGATAAACAATTTACATCATTACCTATTGCTGTAGATGCAACATGCAGTGGTCTTCAAATCTTGGCTGGACTCGCACGAGATAAATCAACTGCTAAACTGGTTAATGTATTACCTGGTGATAAGCCACAAGATGCATACAAGGTAGTAGCTGAAGTAGCTCGTGATTCAGTACCTGAACGCTTACGTGATCATCTTGATAGGAAGAAAACCAAGAGATGTGTCATGACCATCCCTTATAATGCTAAGCCTTATTCCAACAGGGGATACATCAAAGAGGCTTTCTTGGAGGATGGGTTAGAGCTAGATAAGGACGAGTTAAGTCAAGTTGTAAAAGCTATACGTGCAGCTATGGATGTGGTCGTACCAGGTCCTATGGCTGTCATGAAATGGATTGAGACTGAGGTAGCAGCTGCTGTGAAGCGTGGTGTACAATACTTGGAATGGGTAACACCATCTGGGTTTGTAGTACACCAGAAGCTAAACAAGAAGCAATACCAGTCTTTGGAGCTTAAGTTACTGGGTCGCTGTAAGATGAACGTTGCAGTTGGTGAAACCGATCAGGTAGATCTCAACCACCACAAGAATGCAACAGCACCCAATCTAATCCACAGTCTGGATGCTAGTCTGCTACACTTGAGTGTCCTACGCTTTGATGCCCCTGTTGCTCTCATTCATGATTCTGTCCTTTGTCGTGCAACGGACATGCCCACCTTGTCCTCTCTTGTACGAGAGACATACATGCACCTCTTTGCAGAGCATGATTACTTACGAGACTTTGCCCAGTACATTGGTGCAGAGTCTGAACCACCGATCATTGGTGATCTAGAACCAGAGACCGTGATCGAATCCACCTATTTCTTTTGTTAATGGCACAACCAATCCACATTACCCAACAGCCTGTTGTCCTTGAAGGTTATCAAGCTGTACTGAAACCAAGTAAGTTTGGTTATTCATTGTCTGCACTACTCGATACACGTCTCATTGAAGTGCTTGAGGAGGATCGTAAAGAAACACTCAAGTGGGCTGAGTCGAAACTCAAGAACCCTAAGCGTAGTGTCCTCAAACCTGAACCATGGGAAGAGGTTAGTGAAGGCAAGTACAAGACTAAGTTCTCTTGGAATGAAACTAATCGTCCTCCTGTTGTTGACAGTGAAGGCACACCAATCACTAACCTTGACCTGCCCTTGTATAGTGGCAGTAAGGTAAAGCTTGCATTTAAACAAAAGCCGTACATCCTCAAGGATGGTGTCACCTATGGAACTAGCTTGAAGCTTGTAGGTGTGCAGGTCGTTGAACTTAACGGTGCTGCTGGTGTCGATCGCAGTGACCTTGGTGATACTGAAGTCGCTGCATTGTTTGGGCAGACATCAGGGTTCAAGGCATCATCAATTGAAGCCGGTGTTGTTGATGACACCGTTGTAGAGGATGATGACTTCTGATGGCATTTCGCTCAGGGCTTGAAGAGAAGGTCGCTGATCTTCTCACCAACCTTGGGGTTAAGTACGAATACGAATCAACTAAAGTACCCTACGTCCTGCAATGTAATTACACGCCAGATTTCCTTCTGCCCAACGGTATTTACCTAGAGACTAAAGGTCAGCTAACGGAGGAGGATCGTCGTAAGATGAAGGCTGTCAAGGCTGCTCATCCTGACCTTGACATTCGATTCGTATTTCAATCACCCCATAATAAGATCTACAAGGGATCTAAAACTACTTACGCTAAATGGTGTGAGAAGCACGGCTTTAAGTACTGTTCATTCCACTCGATTCCTATCTCATGGCTAACTTGACCTACGGCACTGCTGAGTACTATGCAGACATGTTCGCTGATATCATGGCTGACATCGATCATAGTGACCACTCCTATGGTGATGCTATTGTTGAAGGCTTCATGATTGCCCTTTATGAATGGCGCGATTACCACGCTAAACAAGTAGATGAATGTAACCGAGTCGAACAGCGAGTTCGTCAGGCACTTACCGTGTGATAATTGTGGCTCATCTGATGCAGCTAGTTTGTATACAGATGGCCACATTTTTTGTTTCTCATGTAACACCTATTCCAAATCGGAAGGTGATGTTCACACTCATAAAATGTCCACCAATGTCCAACTTCGAGGTTCAGCCGAACGGCTGCAAAAACGAAACATCTCAGAAAAGGTATGTCAACAATACCGAATCTACAGAGATGGAGACGTCCTACGCTTCTATTATTACAGCGATGCTGGAATACTTTCAGGTTGCAAAGTAAAAACAAAAAGCAAGGAATTTAAGTATGAAGGAGATGTACCAGGAACCCTCTTTGGACAACATTTGTTTCCCAGCTCTGGAAAACGAGTTGTCATCACTGAAGGGGAACTCGATGCAGCTTCGTGTTGTGAGGCTATGCCGGGGTGGCCGATGGTATCTTTACCTAGCGGTGCCGCAGCGGCCAGGAAATCGATTCAACGGGCTCTCCCATGGCTCCAGGGTTATGAGGAGATTGTCTTGTTCTTCGACAATGACGAGGCAGGCCGTAAGGCAACGGAGGAGGCAGCAAGCGTCCTACCACCTGGCAAGACAAAGATCGCAAGACTTGAGGGCTACAAGGATGCGTCAGATGCACTTCAAGTCAATGACACTGAAGCAATTCGTCGAGCGATTTGGGATGCGAAACCTTACCGTCCAGATGGCATAGTTGATGGTAAATCTCTTCTTGACTTAGTAACAACACCTAACCCACCTTGTGATCATGACTACCCCTTCGACGGCTTACAGCACCTTTTACATGGAATACGATATGGAGAACTTGTCACGATCACTGCAGGATCTGGTATCGGAAAGTCCTCTTTCTGCAGGGAGCTTGCAACTTCACTTCTACAAAGCGGAGAACGGGTCGGCTACCTTGCTCTTGAAGAATCAAACAGGCGTACTGCTCTCGGTTTAATGTCGGCTGCTGTCGGCAAAGCACTTCACCTTGGTAACCATGACAGATCTACTCTCACCGATGCTTATCAAAACACTCTTGCTAACTGGAACCTATTTCTATTTGATGGGTTCGGTAGCTTCGACCCCGATGTTATCTACAATCGCATTGAGTATCTAGCCTGTGGTTTAGATACCAAGGTTGTCTTCCTTGATCACCTGTCCATCCTGTTATCTGGATTAGATGGTGATGAACGGAGGATGATTGATACAACCATGACTAAACTCCGCTCTCTTGTAGAGAGAACGGGCATTGCACTATTTCTTGTATCCCACCTACGAAGAACATCTAATGACACCAACCACGAAGAAGGTGCAAGAGTCACCCTTGGACAACTCAGAGGCTCGGCAGCTATTGCTCAACTGTCAGATGGAGTTATTGCGCTTGAACGGAACCAGCAAGCGAATAGAGGAGGCTCTTCTACGACTGTGCGAGTCCTCAAAAACCGTTATAGTGGGGAAGTGGGAGTAGCCTGCCAACTAGTGTACGATCTAGATACCTGTAAATTTACTGAGACTGAAGCTAATGACTTCGACCCAAGCACAGACTTTTGATACTATTGTCGGTGCAGCATTGTATCGTCAGAGTAACGGAGAAGTTTTGACGGCAATTCCGCCTAACCCACCCACACCTGAGGCAATCAAGCGAGCACAGTTCGTTGATAAGACCTATAAGTGGACGGGTAAGTGAATCTAGTCTTTGACATTGAAGCAGACGGACTATACGATGCTTGCACCAAGATCCATTGCATTGGCATCTACGATATTGACACCAAGCAAACTCTTGTTTACAATGATGAAGGTAACGAGCAGCCTATTACAAAAGGCGTTCAACTACTTGAGGATGCCTGTTGTCTTGTGGGCCATAACATTATTGGCTACGATCTTCCTGTCATTCGTAAGCTTTTTCATTGGTTCACCCCAACTGCTACAATTGTGGATACTTTGGTGTTATCTCGTATTTATCATGCTGATATTCTGAAGACAGATCAGAAGCGTAAGTGGAAAGGTATGCCATTGAATCTACATGGTCGCCACTCACTAGAAGCGTATGGACATAGGCTGGGTGAGTACAAGGGTGAGTTCGGTAAGGAGGCTGATTGGAAGAACTGGTCACAAGAAATGCAAGACTATTGCCTGCAGGATGTACAAGTAACACGTAAACTATGGCAACACTTCCACCCATACCTGATTTCATCAAATTAGAACATGATGTCGCCTCCATCCTTACCACCCAAGAATTACATGGATGGTACTTTGACGAGAATGCTGCACGGGAACTTGCACAAACTCTCTACTCAGAACTTGACGGCCTTAATCAATTACTACGCAAGCGGTACCCTTACGTTAAAGACCGCGAATTCACTCCGAAGAGATCTAACCGCACCACAGGATATGTAGGTGGAGCCACTGTAACCAAACTCAAGGAGTTCAGCCCCACCAGTCGTGATCACATTGCGTGGATCATGAAGAACCATCACGGTTGGGTGCCTGATAAAGAGACAGCAAGTGGCAAGACTGCCATTGATGAGACTGTACTCAAAGATATCGGCACAGAGGAAGCCCTGCAGTTCTTTCGTTGCCTTGAACTAACTAAACAACTAGGTATGTTATCTGAGGGTAACAACGCCTGGCTTAAGCTAGTCAAGGGTAATCGTATCCACCACCACTGTTCAGTTGCTACGAACACACATAGGTGTGCTCACCGTAACCCAAACCTTGCACAAGTACCCAGTGACCTTAACTTTAGAAAGCTATTCTGCGCTAGTCCTGGGCATGTCATGGTTGGTGCTGATCTCGCAGGCATTGAACTACGAATGCTCGCACACTATCTTGCTCGATATGATGGAGGCAGGTACGGAGACGTACTTCTCAACGGTGACATTCACCAGGAGAATGCGGACAAGATAGGCAT